CCTAGCGCCGCCTGTTGAGCAACAGGAGACAAAAAGCGACATCGAGCCCATGGATTGGGAGGTGCTGGACGCCCTCGAGCCCGAGCCTCCAGCCTGGCGCCTCGAGGGCTGGCTGCCTGAGGGCACCGTCACGCTGCTGGCCGCCAACGGCGGTGTGGGCAAGTCGAACCTGAGCCTGCAGCTGGGCGTGGCGCTGGTGCATGGCCAGCAGTTCATGGAGATCGCCACCAAGCCAAGCCGGGTGCTGGTTCTCAGTGGCGAGGATGAGGCGCGCACCGTCCACTTCCGCGTGGCCAACATCTGCCAGGACATGCAGGTGCCCATGGCTAGCCTGGCCGGCCGCATGACGGTCTACGACCTGACGCAGCAGGACTGCGTGCTCTGGCGCGATGGCCACCCCACCGAGCGCATGCAGTGGCTGGCTGACCAGGCCGTGAGGCTCAAGGCTGAGGTCATCGTCATCGACAACGCGTCGGACGTCTTCGCGGACAACGAGAACGACCGGACAGCAGTCAGAGGCTTCATGCGCGCCCTGAACCTGATTGCGCACGTCACCCGCGCTGCGGTGCTGCTGCTGGCGCACGTTGACAAGGCCTCAGTGCGCATGGGCGCGGGCAGCGATACCAACAGCACCTTCAGTGGCTCGACAGCCTGGAACAACTCAGCGCGCTCACGCTGGGCCATGGTGCGCGAGGAGCAGGTGGTGACCATCCGCCATGAGAAGTGCAACCTCGGCCCGCTGCAAGAAGAGATCCGCGTGGAGTTCGATGGCGCGGCCAAGGTCTTCAAGCGCTTTGGGCATGTCCCAGGCAACGCAGCCGCGCGTGCGCTGGTGCGATCACAGCACCGCATTGCGGTAATGCGACTGTTGTCGGACGCGGCCAGCCGCGGGCAGAAGCTGTCGATGTCGGTCAAGGCCACCAACAACGCCTTCGTGATGCTCAGAGATGAGCAAGGCTTCCCGGCACAGCTGCTACGCGCCGACTTCTTCGGCCTGCTCGCAGACATGCAGCGCGACGGGCTGGTGGAGGAGGTGGAGTACCTGAACGAGAGCCGCAAGAAGCACAAGCGGCTGGAGCTCACTGAGGTGGGCCGGCTGCGCGTGGCACAGGGCTCGGGCGCGGCGGCGATGTGGCGGGGGCAGGGCGGTGAGTGAGGGTTGCGCTCGCATGCGCTCGCATTGCGGTCGCAGTGCGGTCGCATCCGGTCGCAATGGGGGCAGGCATGGCCCCCACACCCCAGTGGGGGGCCTGCCCTCTGCGACAGCATGTGCGCTCGCATGTAACATGGCCGGGAGGCCATGGGGATGCGGTCGCATGCGAGCGCAGATTCAAGCGGGGTTGAAGGTGTGAGAATCGCTCCATGATGACGCAGGAGCAATCAGAGCTGACGGCAGCACAGAAAGTGCGTGCGAATTCTGAGGCGCCGCGCGGCCACAGCCCGCTGACCGGGGCGCCCGTGCCGCTGGGGCGCATCAAGGGCAAGCCGAACAAGCTCACGATCGCGCTCAAGGACGCCGTCGAGAAGGCCGCGAGGGACTGCCACCCGCAGGGCCTGGCCGGCTGGCTGGTGGACCGCGCCAACGGCAGCATCGGTGACCGGCAGATCTTCGCGGGCATCGTCGGTAAGGTGATCCCGCTGCAGATCCAGCAGCACGTGCAGGGCGGCATCAGCATCAACCTCAACTGGTTGGGCGGCCGCCAGATTGGCACAGTCACGGCACAAAACGTGGAGCAGTCGCCGCAAGTCGTTGATCTGATTGAGCAATCCGCCGACAAGTACCGGATTGTTGATCAGCACACACAGCAGCAGGCGCCGGCACAGGCGGCGGCAGGGGGCGCAGGAGCGCCTGACAAGGGCGGCACGTAGGGTGGCCAGGGTGGGGCCGGGATCGTGCGGCCTGGGCCACGCCAGCCCCCGGCGCGGGGCATGCACGGGGGCGACGCGGCCACGGCGCCCGGGGGCCGACCCCCACCCCCCCGTCGAGCCGGTGGCGGGGGCCTCGCTGGAGCAGGGGCCCCCCACCTTTTCTCCCTACCCCCAAAAGACATTTTGAGCCATTCTCACCATGCCCAAATTGCGTAAAGCCGCCTGGTACATCAACAGAGAGATCCAGAGGCTAGAAAAAGCATGAAGCTGCAGGAGTACCAGCCGCGGCAGGTGTTCCTGCCCTTGCACAACCGGACCAAGCGTTGGACGGTGGTGGTCGCGCACCGCCGCGCTGGCAAGACGGTGGCGATGTGTGCGGACCTGGTGATCGGCGCGCTCGAGACGGCGCTGCCAAAGCCGCAGTTTGCGTACCTGGCACCGCAGCGGGACCAGGCCAAGCGGGTGGCGTGGGGTTACCTGAAGGACTTGACGAAGGACTTGTGGGCCAAGCCGCCGAATGAGTCGGAGCTGAAGATCACGATCAGCAACGGCCACGGGGGCGAGAGCACGATCTACGTCGCGGGCGCGGATAACTACGACGCCTTGCGGGGGATGTACTTTGACGGGGTGGTGCTGGACGAGGTGGGGCAGATCAGGCCCAGCGCCTGGTACACCGTCCTGCGGCCCGCGCTCAGCGACAGAAGAGGCTGGGCGATCTTTGCCGGCACTCCTGCGGGCAAGAACATGTTCTGGAACCTGCGCGAGGAGGCGCGGATCAACCAGGGCACGCACTTGCTGCTTGAGCTGCCCGCGTCCAAGACCAACATCATTCACCCGGAGGAGCTGCGCGACGCGAAGGCGCAGATGACCGAGGACGCGTTCCTGGTCGAGTACGAGTGCAGCTTCGATGCGGCGGTGCCGGGCGCGTACTACGCCAAGCAGATCAGCGAGATCTACGGCCTGGGCCGCGTTGGCGACTTCAAGCCGCAGGCCGACATGCCGGTGCATCTGGTGGCGGACCTGGGCTACACGGACTCATGCAGTTGGTGGGGCTGGCAGGAGACGCCAGACGGATACCGCATCGTTGATTTTTACGAAGACGACAACCAGCCGATCCAGCACTACATCGACTGGGTGAAGTCGCGGCCGTACAAGGTTGGACAGGTGCATCTGCCGCACGACGCGAAGGCCAAGAGCCTGCAGACGGGCAAGTCGATCATCGAGCAGTTCTTGGGTGCGGGCATCCGGCCGAGCCTGGTGCCTGAGATGAGCCTGCAAGACGGGATCGAGGCGGCGCGTATGGTGCTGAATCGGTGCTACTTCCATGAGGAGGCGACCTACGACGGGGTGGAGCACCTGCGTGCGTACATGCGGGAGTGGGACGAGAAGACCCAGACATACCGCAACAAGCCCAAGCACGACCAACACTCACATGCCAGCGACGCGTTCAGGTATCTGGCGCTTGCTGCGCGTCCGGTGGTGGGAAAATCGAAACACGATGAGAGTCGGCCAGTGCGCAACATCGGGGGGGCCCATTACGCGTTCAGTTTGGACGACATCTGGGACACCGGGCCGCAGTCGAACCAGAGGATTGGGTGATGGACGAAGGCAAGATCGTCAGCGCCAGTGACTTTGATGCCAGCCCGACGGGCATGGCGCAGCGCTGGGGCACGGAGATCGAGGCGGCTGACCAGGAGCTGAGGAAGTTCCACGACGAGGCGCGTCGGATCGTCCAGCGTTACCTGGACAAGCGTGACGCCTACGGCAAGGACGAGAGCAAGGTGAACTTGTTCTGGTCCACGATGAAGGTTCTGCTGTCGATGCTGTACGCCCGGCCGCCCAAGGCTGACGTCAGCAGGACGTTCCAGGACTTTGAGGACGACGTGGCGCGGGTGGCGGGCACGATGCTGCAGCGGATCCTGAACCGCGGCTTCGATGACGACACCTCGAACTGGGACACGAACGTGCGCCAGGGCATTGAGGACTGGCTGGTGGTGGGGCTGGGGCAGATCTGGCTGCGCTACGAGGTCAAGACCGAGCCCTATGTGATCCCGGCGCAGGTGGATCCGATGACGGGCATGGAGCTGGCGCCTGAGCAGGAGGCCGAGCGTATTGTGGATGAGGACGCCCCGTGCGACTACATCTACTGGGAGGACTTCTACTGGTCACCGGCCCGGACCTGGGGCGAGGTGCGGTGGGTGGCCCGGCGCGTGTTCATGACCAAAGACCAGCTCGAGGCCCGGTTTGGCGAGGAGATCGCCGCGGTGGTGCCTCTGGGCAAGGCGAAGAGCCAGGCCAACGTCAATGACCAGGAGGTCAAGCACGACCCGTGGACGAAGGCTGAGGTTTTCGAGATCTGGTGCAAGGAGAACCGCAAGGTCTACTGGTACACCAAGGGCGCGGACGTCATCCTGGACGTAAAGGACGACCCGCTGCAGTTGGACGGGTTCTTCCCGTGCCCAAAGCCGGTGGCGGCCAACGTCACCAGCTCCAACTTCCTGCCGCGTGCGGACTACGTGTTCGCGCAGGACCAGTTCAACGAGCTCGATGAGATCAACACCCGCATCACCTGGCTGACGCGCGCGGCCAAGGTGGTCGGTGTGTACGACAGGTCGGCCGAGGGCATCCAGCGGGTGTTCCAGCAGGGCGCCGAGAACCAGTTGATCCCCGTGGACAACTGGGCCCTGTTCGCTGAGCGCGGCGGGATCAAGGGTCAGGTGGACTGGATCCCGATCGACCAAGTGACCAACGCGATCGAGCGCCTGCGCCAGTACCGTCAGGACAAGGTCATGCAGATTTACGAGGTGCTGGGCATCTCCGACATCATGCGTGGCAGCTCCAAGGCCAGCGAGACGGCTGCGGCGCAGCAGATCAAGGCCCAGTTCGGGTCCACGCGGATCCAGTTGAGCCAGTTCTACATCGCTGACTGGATCAGCCAGGCGCTGCGGATCAAGGCCGAGATCATCTGCAAGCACTGGCAGCCCGAGACGATCCTGCGGCGGTCGAACATCGAGCGCACGCCCGATGCCCAGTTTGCGGGCCAGGCCATCCAGCTCCTCAAGGACGAGGAGATGGCCGAGTACCGCATCAACATCGAGGCCGACAGCATGGCCGCGCTGGACTGGGCGTCCGAGCGTGACGCGGCCGTGCAGTTCATGCAGGGCTTGGGGGCGTTCATCAGCCAGACGGCGCCGATGGCCCAGCAGGTGCCCGAGGCCGGGCCGTACCTGCTGCGCATGATGCAGTGGGCCGTGAGCAAGTTCCGCGTCAGCACGCAGATCGAGTCGATCCTTGACCAGGCCGCGGCTGGCATGCAGCAGCAGCTCATGCAGCCCAAGCAGCCGCCTCAGCCGGCGCCTGATCTGGTGATCAATGCGCAAATCGAGCAGGAGAAGATCAAGTCGAACGAGCGCATTGCGGCTATGGAGGCGCAGAGCGACGAGAAGGTGGCGGCGCTGAAGGCGACGGTGGAGCTGCAGAAGGTTGAGATGCAGGCCAAGTTCGACCAGATGGCGGCTCAGTTCGATCAGCTCATGACGATGTTCGGCGCCAACCAGCAGCGCCAGCAGATTGACGGGCTGTCTGGAGAGGTCGGCAAGCTGGCGCAGGCCAGCGTCGAGGGCCAGCAGCAGAACAGCGCGCAGATGCAGCAGTTGCTGCAGACGGTGGCGAAGAAGAAGCGCCGCATTCCGATCCGCGACGCGATGGGTGACATCGTTGAGGTGCGAGAGGAAGACGACGACGAGGGTGTCCCTGGTGTGCCGCCTGGGATGCCTGGGATTGGGATGAACTCACCATTGGGGATCAACTGACATGAGCATGACCAACGCCGCCGAAGCGGCACTCCTCGACCTCCTGTTCCTGAACACCGACTGGGCCGGCATCGGCGACGCTGGCGGCCTGCAGAACAGCGCCGCCGCAGGCTCGTTCTACATCAGCCTGCACACGGCTGACCCCGGCGAGGCTGGCAGCCAGACCACCAGCGAGGTGGCCTACACCGGATA